CTTCGCGCAGGGGCGACGGAACCGGGAGCGAGCCCGGGCCGTCCTCCCCGTCGTCGAGGTCGTAGCCGTAGATCCCGGTCTCCGCCGTGATCCCGGCCGCGGGAGCAGGACCACCCTCGCCTTCCTTCGCGACGTCCTGGCCGTCGTCCCCGAGTACCGGCTGCGGGGGCGGCGCGGGGGGCATGGCGGACGGGCCGTACTCCCGCTCAGCGAGGGGCGTGACCTTGATCGGGGGCTCAGGCAGGACGCCCTCCACGCCCCCGAAGACGTCCTTCGGGAGCGGGGCGCCAATGGCGGGCAGGGCGGTGGCCGGGTCGATCTCCCCCGCGATGGCCAGCAGGGAGGCGATCGGGACAGGGCCGCCGCGGGAGGTCATGATCGTCCGCGGGATCGGCACCGGGTCGGTCCAGCCGTAGCGGAGCTCGCGGAGCTCGCTCGAGCCGACGGACCCGATGTCGAAGTAGATCTTGTCGGACTGCGCCTGGTTGAGGCGGTCGTCCTGCTCCTCGCCGAGGTCGAACGCGAACTGGAGCGGGAGCTGAAGGTCTTCCTGGAGGAACGCGGTCAGGATGTCCTGGATGTGGTGCGCCATCGGGAGATCCCCGCCGCGGTGCTGCACGTCGGCCTGAGACTCGCCCGATGAACGGTTCACGTCCTGGGTGAACCCTAGGTCGGCGGGGACCACCGCGAAGGCCGCGCAGGTTTTGCGCATCAGGTGCAGCGAGAACTCGTCGGAGAAGTCCTTCTCGTTGCTCCACGTGAACTTCGAGCCGCCCGGCAGCCAGCGGATCTGGTTCTTGCGGGACTGGTCCCCGAGCATGAACCCGTCCCACAGCTCCTGGAACTGCTCGATCTGGTCGGGCGACCAGGATTCAGGCGCGGACGCGAACGCCGCCGGAAGGTTACCCTCCGTAAATCTTTGCAAAAAGTAAAGCTGGAACCGGATGTCCGTGTTCGCGTTGAGGAGGACATCCTCAAGCGGGGCCGTCCCGTAGAGGCTGTCGTCTTGCGGGTCGTACGGCTCGTAGATCAGGTCGTCCCTGGTCAGCCAGTTCCAGGGCAATCCGTTGACGTACTGGACGTAGGCCGGGGCCGGGGCGTCCGGGGGGTTGCCCCAGTAATCCTGCAACGGCGCGATCATCGTGCCGTCAACGACGGACAGGCCCACGGGCCGCCCGGCGCGGTTCCGCATCCGGTACAGGGTGCCGGCGTCATAGGACAGCACGCCGCGCAGGTACTTCGCCAGCCACGGCTTGAGCAGGGTCTTGCGGTCAGGGCGCTTGAGTACGCGCTTCCCCTCGCGGATCTCGGCGGCAATGTCGCCCTCGTAGCCCTCGGCGCTGACCAGCTTGTAGTCCAGCGACCGCAGCGACGCGATCCTGTGCCTGACGCAGACCCTCGCGACGTCGTAAGACCCAATGAGGCCCTTGAGGGTCGAGAACGCGATCGGCTCGTGCGCTCTCGGGCGCGTCGCGATGTTGTATCCCGGGACGTAGTCGTGCGTCCGCGGCGTCCTGCTGAACCCGTCGTACGGCCCGATCGGCTCACCGGGGCTGAACGGGCTCTGCGGGCCCATCTGCGACCGCTGCTCAGCCGCCTCGATCGCCGGGGGAATGCCGGGGCCGAAGACCTTCGCGACCGGGACAACCGGCGGCGGGAGCGTCGCCGTTGCGAGCCGGGAGCGAAGCGTCATGCCGGGCGCCCCCTCGTCAGGTCCCCGGCGGAGTCCACCCGAGCGATACCAGGGCGTCGCGGGTGCGGTCGTCCACCGTGACGTCCGCCTGCGCCAGGGCCAGCGCGAGAGCTGTCGGGGCGAGGAGGGTCAGGGTGACTGCGGGGAGGCCGTCAGCGGGCGCGGTGACCGTCCACGAGGTGACGGTGCCGATCGGGTGACCGCCGACAGAAACGTCGCCGTTGAACGGCCAGCTGCCCGTGAAGCCGAATGCAGGGGCCTGCTCGTCGGGCACGCTGCCCCTCTCGGATTGTGCGGGATACTTGAAGGGTGCTGGTCCACTTCGTCCGCAGGCGCCGCGTACTGCTCTCCGTCGACATGGACGTCGTGCCGCGCTTCGGGGACGCCGTCATGGCCGGAGAGGGCAGCGAGCCTGCGATGAGGGCATGGGGCGTGGCATGGCGCCTGAAGCCGGGGCCGGCCGCCTACGTCGAGCTCATGACAGAGCAGGAGTACAGCCGCAAGCTCTACGGGCGGGAAGACCCGGTGCGGGAGCCTGCCCCGGGACGCTGACGCCGCGCCGCAGGGGCAGTCCTAGGCGCGCTGCTGCTGGCGGAACATCTCGTTCCTGGCCGCCCGCCGGCGCTCGTCGTCACTGAGGGGTTCCGGCTCGTCGGAAGGCGCTTTAGGCTGCGTGCCGGGGTCGGCCGCAGGTTCCGCCTCGAGGGCGCGACGCGATGGCGGCGCGGGGTTCCCGGCTTCCGCCGCGGCGAGCTCGGCTTTGCGTTTGGCCCACGCGATCCAGGCCTGCGCGCCGGTTCCGTCCAAGAACAGCTCCGCGAGCGCTTGAGAGGCCGCGTCGATCTGGTCATCGTGGGCCGAGTTCGGGAACCCGGCCGCCTCTTCGATGAACGCCTCAACGTCGAACAGCGCGAACGTGGCCTCCGGCAGCAGTGCGTTGCCCGCCTCGACGAACGGCGACACGGCCGAGGCTCGCGCGTACTTCGACTCCCGGGGCTTGACCGGGACGATGCCCGGAATCTTGCCCTTGAAGCTGTCGATGACCGCTTCGCCGTTCGCGGCAGACTCTACGAGCTTGCGCGAGGCCTGGGGCCACCTGGCCGCCAGTGCCGCGAACGCAGTCAGGGTGTCGGTGAAGCCAAGCCGCTTGTGCACCTGGTCAAGAAGGTAGGCGCTCGCGCCCCGCCGCGCCCAGCACTGGCCCGCCACAAAGTCACTGCCCGACGTCGCCTTAAAGCTCATGTCGAAGGACAGGATCATCTCGTCGCAGTCGACCAGGTAGGCGCCGGGGACGTCGGGGTGCTGTGACCACAAGGGCTCGTGGTACCTGCGCCACCACTGGCGCTGCCAGACGTTGCCCTGGTCGGGACTTGGCCTGCCCTGGTACAGGCTCGCGAAGACGCGCGACCCGGCCTGGATCCTGATCTGCTCCCACTGCGCCGGCGTGCGCCCGCGTGCAGAGGTGAGCCACTCGCCGGGCTCGCGGCCGAGCGGGTCAGCCTGCCCCTTCGCCGGGTCGTGGTCGGCTAGGGCAGGGATGTTGATGACGCGCCAGCGGTGCCTGTCCTCGGCGCTCAGCAGCCGGCCCGCCACATCGTCCTCGTGCCACCTGGTGAGCACTACGCAGACCGGGGCGTCCGGGGCGAGCCGCGTTGAGCCGACCGACTGCCACCAGTCCCAGACGCGGTCGCGGTAGTACTGGCTGGCGGCCTGCTCGGCGTCGGCGATCGGGTCATCGAGGACCAGCATGTCGAGGGCCCGGCCTGTGAGGGAACTTCCTACGCCTGCAGCGACGCAGCCGCCGCGGTGCCCGGCGAGCTGCCACCGTTTCGCGCTGCCGTAGTCGGCCGCGACGCGGAGCCCCAGGTCGAGGGTTCCCTCGTCGCCGTTGTTGGCCGCGATGCGGTTGCGGATGTCCCGGCTGAACGTCTCGGCGAGGGCCTGGGAGTAGGAGACGATCCCGACCCGTGTCTCCGGGTTGCGAGTTAGCGCCCACAGAGAGCCAGTCTTTGTCAGGCGCTCACTGTTGTGGGTGGGAATCAGCCCGTAGCCCGCCAGGAACGTACGATCGGGACTGTCTACCTCAATGCACCGGGTGGGCACCGGCTCGACCGACACGGCCGACACGATGCCGTTGCGGTGACGCGCCTTGCGCTCGCCCGGCGAGCTGTCCAGTCGCGCGGCTTTGCGGGGGAGGCGGAACACCGGCAGTGAGGTGGTGAAGCGGATGCGCCACCGAGCGCTGATGTCCTTGCCATTCAGCGTGGCGCGCGACTCGTGCACCTTGCTGTGAACGCCAAGGCTACGGGTGAGAGCCAGGACATCCTCGGCGAGACGGCGACAGGTTGTCGTGAACTCGCAGCGGCTGTAGCCCGACTCGTTTGCGTACACCGAGCCGTCGGTGTCCATCAGCCCTTGCAGCAAGAGCAGCCGCTGTTGGCCGCCGGCCCGCAGGTAGGGGACGGGAATGTGCTTGCCGCCCAGCACCCCGAGCTGCCGAAGCGTCGCCTTGACGGGACTCGGGTTGCCACGCACGCCGCGCCAGCCCTCGGGGACCAGCGACCACGCGTACTTACCGTTCGTAACCCTCCGGCAAGGGATGCCGGCAGCCCTGATGTAATCGACGATCTCAGGCTCGGCGATCGTGATCATGGGCATGTTCGTGTGACCGTCGCCGAGCCATGCACCGAGGACGTAGGGGTCGAGGGGCAGGTCATCCCGCTCGGGCAGTTCAAGCGCGCCGGGAAGCGGCACGCCGTAGCGAACTGGATCGGCGGCGATAGCTCGCGTGTTCTCCACGATCCACGGACGCCGCTTCTTGCCGCCGTTCACCCGGGAGCCGCGAGCGGTGCCCGTGCGGTCCTGCACGAGCCACAAGTGATCGCCGTCAGCGATCAGCTCAGACCCATTGGCGAACGTCACACGCCAGCAGTCCAGGAGGCGCGGATCATAGGCGGCGGTGACGCGGCACGGCTTCCCGTCGCCACCGAACACGCTATCGCCGACTTGCAGGTCACCCATCGCCGTCCAGCCGGACGGGGTGGCAATCGCAGTGCTAAGCGATAGCCCCTTACCCTCTTGGGGTGGCATAGAAATAATTATACGGGCCCCTGGCGTCGACTGCGCCCAGGCGATCGCCTCGTCGACCAGGTCGAGTGCGGGCGTCTGGACGGTGTTCGGGTCGATCGCCTTCGCCAGTGCGCCCGGCGTCGCCCACTTCGGCATCGCGGCGAGCCTGGCCTCAGCCAGCCGCCGCCGCGCGTCAGCGAGCCGCTGCCGGATCTCCGGTGACGCCGTGACCAGGATTCGCCTGGTAGAGGCGGGCAATCTCCCTCTCCGTCTCGTCCGCCAGGGCGCGGGCGACGTCATCGTCTACGACCTCGATGCGGGAACGGGCCGGCGGGTACAGGTCCCGGAGGCGGTTCTCCTCCTGCTCGATGCGCAGCAGCATCCCCAGGGCACGCAGGACCGGGTCGCCGTCGGCGAGGGGGTTGCCGTCGGGGCCGAGGACCAGCTTGCCGCCCTGTGAGACCACGAAGTGACGTGCGGTCAGGACGCGCTGCGCGGCCCGCCGGTAGTCCTGGAGGCGGTCGTAGACAGCCTGGCGGGCGTCGGCCTGCTCAAGGGGATCGGAGGCGTTCTCGCGGGCGGCACGGCGCACCGCCTCGAACGCCCGGCTGGGAGACCGCCAGTCCATCTCGGCGGCGACCTGCCGGTAGCTCAGGCCGCGCCGGAAGAGGTCGTAAGCGCGGTGGTCGCGTTCCATCTGCTCGGCTGTGCGGCGGGCGGGCATGCGCTCTCACCGCCTCGGGCTGTTCCGGGGTGCATGCGTTCGCGGAACGCGGGTCAGGTGAAGGAGACGGGCTCAGTGGTGCCATCAGGGCGTACAAGCTGAGGAGTGACGCTTGTCTCAGCTTCCCACCGCGCGGCGATAACGTCCACGTACGCGGGCTCGCACTCGACGATCGCGGCGGTACGGCCGGTTCGGTGCGCGGCGATCAGCGTGGACCCTGAGCCGCCGAATACGTCGAGGACGGTCTTGCGCTCGGCCCTCGGGTCGATGACGCCGAAGGCCCACTCGGCAAGGGCGCACGGCTTTTGCGTTGGGTGGACGCGCTTGCCGCGCTCTGACGCGCGGAGCATCCCGTTCCACATGTGAGCGAGGAGCCGGACGGCACCCTGATGGTTGGTCCAGGCAAGCTCGGCGTCGGCGAAGTTGCCGTTGGTCTCCTTGCTCCAGACCAGCCAGCAAGGGGAATCCGGCAGCCCTGCCGACGCGGCGTAGTGGTTGCCGCCCCACCAGACGTGCAGCGCAGCCGGGTATTCGGCTATCAGGAGCCTGAAGGCGTCCGCTGCGGCCTCAGCACTGTCGTCACCTGCGACCGGGATGTACGCGGTTGTCTTGACCGTTCCGGGGCTGCCCTGCTTGCCGTTCTTCGCCCCGCCGAACGGGTACCCGACTGCCGCGCCGACCTTGCCTGCTCCGCTCACGATGCTCACCCCGTACGGCGGGTCGGTGTAGACGATCCCGATCTCGCCGAGCCCGTCCGTGACCCGCTTCAGGTCGTCCGGGTTGGTCGCGTCGCCACAGTAGAGCCGGTGCGCGCCCAGAATGTACAGGTCCCCAGGAGCGGACAGCGGCTCCGCCGGCGGTTCCGGCGCGTCGTCCGGATCTCCGCCCCCCCCCCGCGGGGCCGGGCTCTTCCTCGTCCAGGAGCGCGTCGAGGTCTTCCTGGGTCCAGCCGGTGCCGTCGAAGTCCCCGTCGAGGCCCGCGAGCAATTCGGCTAGCGCCTCGTCGTCGTACCGCTCGCCCGTCTCGGGAGAGGGCAGTTCCCCGATCCTGTTGTCCGCGAGCGCGATCCTGCGCGCCTCGTCGTCGTCGCACTCGATCAGCTCAACGCGGGCGGTCTCGTAGCCCTCGGCCTCGAGCGCGTCGCGGGTGTGATTCCCGGCAAGGATCGTCAGGTGGCCGTCGTGGGAGCGGACGACGAGGGCGCGGTACTGGCCGTGGCGGCGGATGCTCTTGCGGATCTCGCCGGTGTCGCCGCGGCGGGCGTTGCCGGGGAAGCGCTCGAGCGAGGTCAGGTCGACGTCCTTGGTGGCAAGCCACTTGGCAGCCACGTCACCCCCGCTTGCCGGCCGGTGAGGGATGGTGACTTACCGCAGGTCAGAAGCTTGAGCCTTCGCCGGTCCTTCAAGATCGTTTACGACTGGCTCAAGATCATCTTCCGCGCTATCGCCCGCGTCAGCAGCCAGGCGTGCATCGCCGCCTCGTGCGCCTCGGCGTGCCCGTGCTCGCAGCAGCGGACGCTCATGTCCCCTACGTCTACGGAGGCACGGTGGCGGCCGCCGGTCTCGGTCACTGCGACGGTCACGCGGCGGCGGCAGACGCTTGCGGGACGCTGAGCGGCCTGCGGGTGCGGCGCGGGTCGAAGTGGCCCTTGGCGATCGCGTTCTCCCGCACCCTGCGCTCGGCGTCGCGGACGGCCTCGAGGCTGTGCATCGGGTAACCGCGCTCGTCCAGGCCCTGCGGGGCAAGGTAGCCCTGGTGGCGCCACTGGCGGATCGTCACGGGCCTCACGCCGGCTGCCCTCGCCGCGTCGGAGGTGCTCAGAAGCCCGGAAGGGTGGGTGACGATCATCGCCACCCGCCCCGGAAAGCAGAAGGTCCCCGGGCGCTTCACGCGCGCCGGAGACAGGACTCCCTTGCTAGGCGTGATGTTATGGGCTACATCGCCAATGATCAAGTCAGGCTGCGGCGTGTCCTGCGCCGCGGCACGTGCAGGCCTTCCACGAGCACTCCGGGTGCCTGCCCAGATCGCACCTGCGGCAGGTGAGCACGCCCGCGCCCTTGACCCACCCCGCGTACTGCACGGCCCACGCCTCGTACTCCTTGCGGGTCATCTCGTCCCTGCACTCCAGGCACCGGCACCAGGGCGGGGCGGGCTTCTCCGGCTCGGGCGGGGGCTGCTCGAGGACGGCGAGCGACGACATGGCCTCGCAGTTGCGGCAGGGGATCCCGTCGAGGACGTCGGGCGGGGCCGGGGTCTCGCCGAGGAGGCGGACGGCGTGGCGGTGCAGGTCGATGACGTCATGGCCGGCGTCGGTCCCGCCGAGGCTCGTCATGGCCCGCACCCACCCGTCGCCGGCGTGCAGGATCTCCAGGTCCGCGATCTCCGCCTCGAGGTCGGGGGGCATCGCGCCGCCTGCCCGCCAGGTCCAGGTGCGGGCCATGGGGCCGCCGGGAAGGGCGAGCAGCGGGACAGTGTGCCTCGCGAGGACGCCGCAGTCCGCGGCAACTGCCTGCGCGCTGGCGTGGCGGTGCTGGTGCCGGGACAGCTGCAGGCCCGGCACGGCGCGGACCCTGGCCGCCCATCCCCCGGTGAGGCTGGCGATGAGGCGCAGGAGGGCGTCGTACTCGGCGTCGATCAGGACCCTGGACCCGGGAGGGCGGCGGACGGCGCGGCCGGAGCGGACGGGGTCGCCGATCCTCGCGGCGAGGCGCTTGTAGGCCTCGGGGAGTGCCTCGGCGTCCTGCGTGATCTTGGAGGTGTCCGCGGGGCAGAACGGGGCGTAGGAGCGTGCCGGGTGCCAGGTGCCCTCCTCGTCGCGGGTGGACGCGGAGCACCAGGTTCCGCGGGCGCACTCTCGCTGCTCGTCGGTGGTGACGGGTAGGGCCTGGTAGTGCTGACGTGCCGCCATGGGCAAATGATCACACGTCGGGGCGAGTGGTGCGGACGTGGCGCGCGGGCAGTGCGGTCAGGGCGGATTCACGGGCATGCATCCCGGTCGCGCCCGAGGTCGCTCGCGGCCGCCTC